GAAAGACACCTGCAACAACACCAGCACCTGCTCCTGTAGCACCTCCAGAGGTGAAGAAACCTCCTGCTCCTCCACTTATAAAGGAAGAACCTAAGCAGGAAGGTTGGGGTAAACCAAATTTGAAGGCAGGTAAGAAGTAATAGGACAATTAAAAAAGTGACCACAAGACCCCTTCGGGGGTCTTTTTTATTGTTATAATATGTTCATATATAAGACACCTATCATTATGACTTTTGAACTTAAGATGACTGAAGAGCAAGCAGTTGATGGACTAAGAAGTGCATACGGTAGTGAATTTACTGCTGCTGATGTTAAAGCATTTTGTGCTATGAAGGATATTGGTTATGCTACAGTAACTAAAAAGATACAGAAGTATAAAGTATCTAAAGGTAAGTGGAACCTTGAAGTAACCACAGAAGCAGTTGAGAACATTGAAAAATCATTCAGTGCTCCTGCTGTGGAACCACAAGTAGAAGAAAATCTTGTACCAGAGAAAGATGATACGTTCGTCAAGTTTGGTCCTTTTAACGACCTTAAAAAGATTATTTCTTCTAAGTTGTTCTATCCTACTTTCGTCACAGGTTTATCTGGTAACGGAAAAACTTTTGGAGTTGAACAAGTCTGTGCTCAATTAAAGAGGGAGTTAATTCGTGTTAATATTACAATCGAAACGGATGAGGATGATCTTATTGGCGGTTTCCGTCTTATTGATGGTGCCACAGTCTGGCATGACGGACCAGTTATTCAAGCTCTCAACAGAGGAGCTATCTTGCTCCTTGACGAAATTGACCTTGCCTCAAACAAGATCTTATGCCTCCAATCAATCCTTGAGGGTAAAGGAGTTTTCCTTAAAAAAATCGGAAAGTTCGTCAGACCAAAAGCAGGATTCAACATCGTCGCAACTGCAAACACTAAAGGTAAAGGTTCAGACGACGGACGGTTTATTGGAACTAACGTGCTTAATGAAGCCTTCCTTGAAAGATTCCCAGTAACCTTTGAGCAGGATTATCCAGCACCCACAACAGAGTCAAAAATCTTAGGTGGTATTGCTGCTAAGTTGGGTGTTACTGATACTGATTTCTGTAACAGATTAGTAGATTGGGCAGACATTATTCGTAAGACATTCTATGATGGTGGTATTGAAGAGATCATCAGCACTCGTAGATTAGTTCATATTGTTCGTGCTTTCTCAATCTTTGGTAACAAGGAAAAAGCAATTCAAACATGTATCAATCGTTTCGATGATGAAACAAAACAGGCATTTCTTGAATTGTATGATAAAGTAGATGCAGAGTTCAATTTAAATTCTGCTGAAGATAAAATGTATGCGGAGGGTAACTAATGTCTAGGAAAATCCACACTGATGAGTACATGCAAGCAGGATGGCAGGACACCCCATCAGGTTGTCACCCATATCAAAAAGGTTCACGTCACAACAAAATTGGAATGTGGATTATGTGGACGTATTACGTTCTAATTGTTGGTATGGTTATTAGACTCATCTGGGCATTGAATACATGAACCTTTGGGAAAATTATAAATCTGCCCTATATGAAATTCTTCCAGACTTAACGTTTGGAAGAGCATGGGCAAGTTGGAAAAGTAAAAAAACTTATTTACTTGCTAAAACATTCACTCATCCACACATCATCAAATCAAGAGAGGTAGAAATCTGGAATGAAAAATCTTGCATCTATAACAACATCATCTATCCTAAGACTGGAAGTAATCTTCCCTGTTTTGGTATGGATCTTATGGGATTCTTTGACAAAAAGGTTATAATAGTATTTGACTTTCAACATCCTGTAGAAAATTATCCTTTCTCTATTGATGGGTTACCTGTATATGAAGGTGACTATCGATTCTTTGAGATAGGAAATCATTTCTCAAAAAATATATACATTGCAAAATGTACGATGTCTGAAGTAGATGAGCATTTAGATATGTTTAAGACCTACTTGACGAAGTACAAAGATATGCTAGAATTAGAGAAACCAACTGGTGAAGACACTAGTGAATATAAAGACTTTGATACTTATATGACTAAACTTGATCCAGTATCAGGATATCTGACTGGTAAGTTTGGTAAGGAGGATTCGGAAAGTCTTGTAAACGATTTCTTATTTGAATATGGCGTGGTGGCTAGCTGACTCAGTACTCAATGAAACTATGGACAAAGAATATCCAGTGAAAAATTTACCTAAAACAGATGATGCTACGTACATCACTGAATATCCAGATTTAAAGGATGGTGAAGGGATCTATTATGGGGACAATTATGGGTATGAATATACACCTGTAGATTCTGAAGCACCATTCAATCAGGATTTTCTAGCAGACAATGATGATCAAGCAGCACATCATTTCAATCTAAATAACGAGGTTCAAGAAAAGGAGACTATGGCGAATTATTTCAAATATCATGAGGAAGAAATACTCAGAGATATTGAAGAGTATGTATCAGCAACTTATAGAGGACACTACACTGGAGATACACATGAGTATCGTAATGTTCAAACTATAGATTTAATGGCAGCAAGATCACTTGCATCTGGGTTCTGTCAATCCAATATTTTAAAGTATGGAAGTCGCTATGGTAGTAAGGACGGAAGAAATAAAAAAGACTTGCTAAAGGTGATACATTATGCTATGCTATTGTTACACTTCGATGATCACTACGGTAAACCATCTATCACATCTGGAAACATTGATCACAACATGCCTTAATTATGAATTTAACTGACAAGACTTTAACTGTTTTAAAAAACTTTGCTGGCATCAACAATTCTATTCTTGTAAAAGAAGGTAATCAGTTGAGAACTATATCTGTTGCTAAGAATATTCTTGCTGAAGCGGAGATTGAAGAGAATTTTCCTCGTCAATTTGGTATCTATGATTTGAATCAATTTCTTAATGGTTTAAGTCTTCATGTAGACCCTGATTTAGATTTCTCACCAGATTCTTACCTATCGATACGTGAAGGTAAGCGTAGTGTAAAGTATTTCTATGCAGACCCACAGGTCATTATTGCTCCACCTGAAAAGGAGATTACACTTCCATCTGAGGATGTTCATTTCCAGTTAGAGAGTTCATCTTTAGAGAAACTTCTTAAGGCAGCAGCAGTATATCAACTACCTGATTTCTCTGTGATTGGTGAAGCAGGTGTAGTTAAACTTGTTGTTCGTGATAAGAAGAATGATACATCTAACAGTTTCTCTGTTGTTGTAGCAGAGACGGATAAGATATTTACATTCAACTTTAAGGTTGAGAATATTAAGATTATTCCTGGTGCATATGATGTAGTTGTATCACAGAAACTTTTATCAAAGTTTACTAATGATAATTATAATTTGAAATATTATATTGCTTTAGAACCTGATTCTACCTTTGGTTAATGTTAAAATTATGGAGAATATGGAAGTATGCGTTAGGTAGTTTCTCTGATGAAAGAACTAAACGATACGACAATCACATTGTTTTAGTACGTTCTTTCATATTTGTTTCTTATCTTATTACTAACTGTTTTATTGTTGGTGGAGTAATCCGTCATTGGAATGATTTATGACTAAAACTGAAATTATACAAGGAAAGGTAAAGACTCTCTTTAGTACTGATAAACCTAATCAGGTTATTATACAATATGAAGATAAAGTTACTGCTGGTAATGGTAGGCATGTAGATTTCCCTGAAGATAAAGGTGCTGTCTGTTGTGAGATATCATCTCTTCTCTTTCAAAAGTTAGAGAAGTATCAGATAAGAACTCATTATGAGAGTATGCCTACTCATAGAGCAATGGCGTGTACAAAGGTTGATATCATTCCTATAGAAGTTGTAGTCAGAAATGTTGCTGCAGGTTCTATTGTAAGACAGACAACCATTAAAGAAGGTACTGAATTTGGTTGGCCATTGGTCGAATATTATTTAAAGGATGATGAGAAGGATGATCCATTACTTACTATTGCTCGTATTAATTTGATGGGTTATGGTGATGATCTAGCAAAGTTAGAACAATTAGCTAGAGAGGTTAATGTGGTATTATCAGAAACCTTTAATGAAATTGGATTAACACTTGTAGATTTTAAATTGGAGTTTGGATACGATGCTGATAAAAATATACTCCTTGCTGATGAATTATCACCTGACGGAATGCGACTCTGGAAAGAAGGAACAAAAGAAAGTTTCGACAAAGACTTGTTCAGAAAGGGAGAAGGTGATATAGTAGAAGCATACAGGCACATTTTGAACAAACTTAAAGAATGAGTGACTTTATTTGGGTAGAAAAATATCGTCCCCAAACGATTGAAGATTGTATTCTCCCAGAGAATATTAAGAAAACCTTTA